AAGACACGTGGTCTACAAGCATCTTACACAATGGAACTTGCACAAGACCTTAAGGCAATTCACGGTCTCGACGCAGAAACAGAGTTGACAAATATTTTGTCAACTGAAATTCTTGCAGAAATCAATCGTGAAGTTGTTCGCACAGTTTATGCAACAGCGAATGTTGGTATTCTCGGTGCTGCAACAGCAGGATTCAACCTATCCTCTACAGCTGACACAAGCGGTCGATGGCAGGTTGAAAAATACAAGAGCCTCCTATTCGCAGTCGAACGCGCAAGCAATAAGATTGCCAAGGATACACGTCGTGGTAAAGGCAATCTCGTTATTGTCTCAACCGATGTTGCATCAGCTCTTGCAATGACTGGTCTTCTCGACTACAACTCAGCACTAGTTGGTCAAACAAACCTAACTGTTGACGATACAGGCAATACCTTCGCAGGTACGCTATTCGGACGCATTAAGGTCTATATTGATCCATACTCTGTTGCTGGATCAGACTATGTCGTGGTTGGATATAAAGGCTCATCACCATATGACGCTGGCTTGTTCTACTGCCCATACGTTCCACTTCAGATGGTTCGTGCTATCGATCCTGATAATTATCAACCAAAGGTTGGATTTAAGACACGCTACGGCATGGTCTCAAATCCATTCGCTGGTGGTACAAATACTTCACTATCAGGTGCGCTAACGACAGATACAAATGTCTACTATCGCAAGTTTGCAGTATTGAATATCAATCAATGATAATTTGTTAATTTGTTAATTTAACTATAAAAATAGGGCAAAGTGATGTTGGGGGAGCGATTATAATCGCTCCCCCTTTTTTATTCACTAAATATATCTGTTCTTTGAGGAATTTAAATGACAGCATTAAATCGAAATCCGATAAATACCGACTTGTTACAAAGCACAAAGTTTCATGTCACATTTTCAAGATTGCCAGGATTAACATATTTTTGCAATAGTGCAAATCTTCCAGGAATCTCGCTCACAGAAATTCCTATGCCAACTCCATTTGTAGAATTGTATATACCAGGAGAAAAGGCAATTTATGACACATTTAACATTACATTTCTAGTTGATGAAGACTTGCGCGCATGGACGGAACTTCATGATTGGATTCGTGGTGCAACATTTCCCACAGAATTTGATGAATATGTAAATCTTGCGCGCACTAATCCTGCAGCAAATATTCGCACTGCATATGTTCGTCCACCAGTTTATACTGATGCAACACTCTCGATTTATACAAATAAAAACAATCCAAATTTTAGAGTAAAAATGGTCGATGTATTTCCGACAACAGTTGGATCATTGTCGTTTTCTTCTAGTGACAGTGCTGAAAATATTGTCACTGCAGACGCTACGTTCAGATTCTCATATTTTAATTATGAAAGAATATAGAATTTAATTTAAAGCCGGACATAATCTATTATATCGATTGCACATCAAATAGTCAAACTATTGAATATTTGCTTTGTATTATGAGTTATAGTATATTATTTGTTTTTACAACTTTGCTTTTAAATTATGGAAACTAAATTATGGAAACACCATTTCTTGAGGAAATAATGCGTCAATGGGAAAAGGACAGTAATGTTGACTCCACAGAAGCAGGAAAAGAACTTCTTCGCATTCCCCTTTTACACAATAAATATAACAAATACTTGTCATTGCATACATTGTTAGCACGCAAATATGCTCTTGAATATGACAAGGTTAAAAAACTCAAATGGGAATACTACACTGGTAAACTTGATAAAGAACAGTTGAATAAACTTGGCTGGGAACCATTTGGATTTATTCTGAAAACAGATATTGGTGTGTATATCGACAGCGATGATGATCTAAATAAACTTAAACACAAAAAAATTCTTCATGAAGAAACTGCAAAATATTGTGAGAATGTCATGAGAGAACTAAGTGCAAGAACATATCAACTTCGTGCATTTATAGACTGGGAAAAGCTGCGTCTGAGTGCTCGTTGATGTGTGATGTTAAGGTTGAATATGTTAATAACATCTACACACAGATTCATGCCGAAGATGCTATTCTACAGGAGATGTCTGAGTTCTTTACGTTTTCGACTCCTGGTTATCAGTTCAGTCCTGCGTTTCGTAATCGTTACTGGGATGGTAAGATTCGATTATTAAATTTAAAAACAAAACAAATTTATGCTGGACTAATCGGTTATATAAAGACATTTTGCAAAAATAATAACTACACCATTGAGATTATAGATGAAGATAAGAATGTCTTTCCGATAGACACAAAGAATCTTGCGACTGCTCTTTCTCTTCCATTTGAGCCAAGAGATTATCAATATCTTGCGTCTAGTATCGGACTTACAAAGAAAAGAACTGTACTTATTTTACCCACCGCGAGTGGCAAGTCGCTTGTAATTTACATGATGATTCGCTACTTGTTAAATGGTAACAAAAAGCGTGGGCTCTTAATAGTTCCTACCATTAATTTGGTAGAACAAATGTACTCAGACTTTAAACAATATTCCATCAACAATGGTTGGAATGTTGATAAATATTGTCAAAAAATTTATGGTGGTGAGAGTAAAATTCCAGAAACGGATCTAATTATCTCTACTTGGCAATCTATCTATGAGATGCCAAAGAAGTATTTTACGCAGTTTGATTTCGTGATTGGCGACGAGGCACACACATTTAAGGCGCGATCTCTGACTGCAATCATGACTAAATTAATTAACTGCGATGTGCGTATTGGCACTACAGGAACTCTTGATGATAGCAAGATCAATAAACTAATTCTAGAGGGATTGTTCGGTCCATCGTTCAAAGTTATTTCTACAAAAGAACTCATTGATCGTAAACAACTTGCTAATTTTAATATTAATTGTCTTATTCTTAAATATCCTGATGAAGTGTGTAAAGCAGTCAAAGGATTTACCTATCCTGATGAAATAAATTTTATTGTTAGTCACGAAGGTCGAAACAACTTTATTCGTGATTTAGCGATTAGTTTAGATAGTAATAGTCTAATTTTATTTACTTATGTAGAGAAACATGGTAAAATATTATATGATTTGCTTACTGAAAAAGTAAAAAATCGTAAGATATTTTTTATTCATGGTGGAGTGGAGGCAGAAGATCGAGAAACTGTTCGACACGTTACAGAACAAGAAAAAGATGCAATTATTGTAGCAAGTTACGGAACGTTCTCAACAGGTGTAAACATTCGTAACCTACATAATATTATATTCGCATCTCCTACAAAGAGTAAAATTCGTTCTTTACAATCTATTGGTCGAGGATTAAGATTAGGTAACAATAAGACTGCTGCAATGCTATATGATATAGTAGATGATTTGCGTTGTGGTCCTTATACAAACTTTACTTTAAAACATTATGAAGAACGAGTAAAAATATACAGCGAAGAAAAATTCTCATTTACAACTAATAACATAAGGATTAATTAAATGTCGGAAGAAAAAGAGTTAAAGTTTATTCGATTTAAGACAATGCCTGATGATTTGGTTGGTTGGGTTACATATAAAGATGAACATATTATAATTGAAACACCATTACGCATTGAAATTCAGACTTTATTTGATGAAGGGCGTCAAATTCTTGCTATGCAAGAATACTTACCGCAATCAATTATACAAATGCGAGAAGTTGAATTTTCTCTTGAAGATGTTATGTTTTGTACTCCCATACGAAAAGAATTTCATGAACAATATGAATATGTGAGTGATTTTTTTTACAACAACGATACAACAAAGTTTCAAGAACATGCAAAGAAAAGACGAAAAAAAATTCAAGAACAAACTGAAAGTGTTGAGAACGTTGTTTCTATTTTGGAAGCGTTAAAATTTAAAAAGGATAAACCAATACACTAGTTTTATGACAAAAAATTATTATGTCAATAACAAAGATTTTTTCAAGGAATTAATTGCATATCGCACCGCCATTCGCAAGGCAAAGAGGCTTGGCAATCCAAAGCCACAAATTCCTCACTATGTTGCGGAATGCTTTATGAAGATTGCTGAGAATCTCTCACATAAACCAAACTTTTTGTCGTATACTTTCCGAGAAGAAATGGTCGCAGACGCAATTGAAAATTGCGTGATGTATGTTGACAATTTCGATCCTGCGAAGTCGAGCAATCCATTTGCTTATTTTACTCAAATAGTATATTATGCATTCTTACGTCGCATTCAAAAAGAAAAGAAACAGTTGTATGTCAAATACAAGTCTACAGAGACTGCTGGTATTCTTGACGAGTACGAACTGAATGAGAATGAGGATGGAACTTTTAGACAGTTTGAGTTGTACGAAAACATTTCAGAGTTTATTCAAAACTATGAAAACTCGAGAAAAGCAAAAAAAGTAAAGAAGTTTGGTTTGAAAAGATTTATCAATGAGGATGTTTTAAAGTGAAGGTTGCCAATGATATGAATAGAAGTGCAGGACGCGATGCGTCAATATTCACCTGCTCTAACACTGTAAAGGAGTGCCAGCATGTCTGTTTATACCTACAAAACAAATGTGGTGTTTCCTCTATGTTTCAACATTTTATGAGGTGTTTCTAATGCGTTTGGCAATACTTGGAGATACTCATTTTGGCATGAGAGGAGATAGTATTGCCTTTCATAATCATTATCGTGAATTCTATACAAAAATATTTTTTCCTTATTTGGTGCAAAATGGAATTACTATCGTGTTTCAAATGGGTGATTTATTTGATCGTCGAAAGTATATCTCTTTTCAGTCTCTTGCTCTTTGTCATGATTATTTTTTTAACGAATTAGTAAAGAATAATATTGAACTACATACGCTTCTCGGCAATCACGATATTACCTATCGAAATACTTTGGAAGTTAATTCACCAGAGTTACTTTTAAAACATTACACAAACATCAAAATCTACAATCAACCTGCTTCTTGGCACGGCATTGATATCATTCCTTGGATTTGTAAAGAAAATGAGCAAGACATCAATGAGTTCATTTACGAAAGTAAAAACTCTATTTGTTTTGGTCACTTTGAACTTGCTGGTTTTGAGATGAATCGCGGCAATATTTGTCATGAAGGTATGAATTCAGAGATGCTTCGTCGCTATGAGATAGTTCTTTCTGGTCATTTTCATCATAAGAG